TAAATTAGTATTTAAAACATGTTTCCAGTAAAAATCTTCGTCAAATTGATTAAAATTAAATTTAATCTTACGAGTAGGTTTATCATCTCCTGAAAAAGTAAAAATCTTATCTTGTAAATTACGTTGACTGAATTGTATATTTCCTGGTCTGGTTTTATTTAACAATACTTGATTATTTGTAATTAATTCAAAGGTAAAATTATTATTATTTAAAAAATTAATATTGACAGAAAAACCATTAGTGATGATGATTGAATGTAAAAATCGAGTATCAGTGTTTTGATAATTGAAAGAATGATTATTTAATAATTGCAACTGCAATGTCATTGCATAAATTTTATAATTATTGTTTAATAAAAAACCAGGTTTCAATTCCGGAAATTCTGGCAAATTAATTCCTGCCAAACGGGTGAAATTTAATTGACCTCGATTTTGTAAAACACTGTAACCTGTTAAATAAGGTAATATATGTCCTTGAAATTCTTTGTGATTATTCAAAAAAGTATTATGATTGACTTCAAAACTATTTAATTTATCATTAATATCATTATTGCTTTGAAATGTTTTATAAAATTTTGGAACAAAAGGAATGCCCCAATTTGTATTACCTAATATACTTACAGACTGAAAATTAACTTTTTCTTTTTCTTTACTTAAAAAATTTCTAGGCACATCTTGTAATGTTACTTGACGTCCCCCAGTAATTACATCTCTCATCTTATCACTCAATATCTTTATAGATAAATATTAAGTGTTAGAATAAAGCTTTAAAATTAGTATTGCAAGACGCAGTTATCAAATTTAATACCCAATTGAATTGTCAATGGAGTACCTTCATCGTCATATTGTAAACCGTTAAAATTAGCGCTAGTTAATTGACAACCCTTCATATCCCACAATTCAATGACTGTACCCACTGGATCTAATAATTTAATTTGACAATCTCTCTTATAGAAATCAGCATAACCGGCACGACCAGATACAGTTTCATGATGAGTTCTGACCCATTCCATTACTTGTTGCGCCCCAGAAGGTGCAATTGGATCATACAAATCAACTGTAATATCCTGCCAAGTAGCTTTCCCAGCAATATGCCTTTGGGCATTAATATAATTAATTGTTTGTGCATTAATTTGAACTTGTGGACGGGATGTGGATTTTACTAAAAAGGAATCAATCCCTTCCATCGCAAAAATCCATCGGTTAGTCCTTTTGGGTTCAAATTTATTTGGTATCATCTCCGCGACGCTTAATGTTTCAATCGCCATTTCGTTCTTTCTCCTGAATGTTATTTTCTGTTATTATAGATTAACTAGGTTAATCAATGGAATTTCTAACCTCAAAGTCAAGAGAAATAAACTCAATTGACTTAGTTGGTTGTAAATAGATCTTACCACGAATAGTATTATTCTCTACATCAATCTGTGTAGTAGTAGTAGTATCAACCTGCACTTTATATCTCTCAATCCCTTGTTGGGCTTGAATATTCGCCAATATGGGTTCCACAGCATTTGAAAACGCTTTTAATGTATCCGCACGATTAGGCTGGAACAAGAAAGTATTTGCAATTTGTTTAACCTTACGTCTCACATAAATTAACAAACGTCTGACATTAATTCTATCCAAAGCTGATGGATTCTTTAACAAAGTCTTTTGTCCAAAGACGTGTACTTGATCACGACCTGCAGGAATATAAATAGGATTAATATCATTGTCATATAACTCATCTAATTGTTCACGACTAATCGCAAACTCAGCAGCACTGGCATTCACTAACCCACGATTAATACCTGCTGGAGCATACCATGGCGCATTCCCACCATTATCAGCACGACTCATCACACCTAAAGCTGCAATACTAGGTGGTACCTTAATAGAACCACCATTAGGCTTATTTAACATGACATCTGGGAAAAAGGATGCAGCAAAAGAAGTATCCATGCCACGACCACTAAATTCATCAATAGTTTGTCCTACTGAAGGCTTATCAGTTGCATTAATAATAAATGCACCATCAGCATTCTTTTGTTCAATATCCATAATATACATAGTGTCAAAACGAGTCTCGGCAGCCTGTACCCCGTAATTAGTTACTAAACGTTCTCTGATCCCAGGTACCACTAGTAATTGAATTTCAGCAGCTGCTTTATCAGTATAGACATCAATCCCTTGTTGATATGTTTCAATCACAGGACCTGTCTTAGATGTCTTTTGACCTTCTTTATAACATGCCGCATCTTTCAAATAATGTTTATCTTCATCAAAAATATCTAAACCATCAAACCCACCTTGCATGAAGCACGAGAATGACAAATATTTATTGTTAGCTAAACTTAAATCACGAGCAGCTCTAAAGAAACGTCGTGATGCATTAGTAGGTGCACTATCATTTGCCAAATTTGAATTTCTTAAGAAAATAGCGTCACCCCATTTCTTATTATCCACTTTATCACCTGATTTAGTTGTGATAGCAATTTTTTCTAAATGGAAGAAATTAGGATCATTTGCATAATCTAATTCCTCAGTCAAACTACCCTCGACAATCACAGCAGACCAATTATTCTTGAAATAACGAGTATATGAAATCAAAGATTTATTAAAAGTCTGTTCAATATATTCTTTAAATCCATCATTAGTTACATCTACATTTTCTTTCAATGCAAATTTCACACCCCAAGGAATAATCTTGACTTCTTTTTCATCAACAGCTGTTTGAATAATCTTACCAATAGAACGTATCATAGGAACAGGTGGTGTAAGCAATTTAACAAATGGATTTGAACCATCGAATAAAGTATCTTCTGTAAATAAAGAAGTTGCACCATCAACAAATTTCAAAGTTTTAATACCTGCAAAGCCACAAGGTATTGTATCAGCAGGTACATCACCAATAGCAACTTCACCAGATACTTCCACTCTCACAAATTTATTAGTGACAGGATAAGAACCTTCTTCTTGCAATCCTGGTTTAGTAGCTTCAAAATCCCAATATACTCTCTTATCACCAATTACACGAGCAATATAATTAGACGCTGATGCATCTAAGGATAATCTCTTCCAACTAGCTAAGACAGAATTCTTTAAAGGATTTGAGTCCCACCTTTGTAAAGTAATATCAAAGGTACCAAAACCACCAAATTCACCTTGTGTTAAATTACTAACCAAGACTTTAACTTGTCGATTACCAATTTCACCATCATCTAAAGCATGAAAACGGAATAACTTTAAAATACCATCACCCATACCAGCATTATCTGTACCGTCAGCTTTAATACCAAAATCTTGACTGACTATCCATGGTGAAACAGCAGTTTGGAACTTATCATCAAAACTTTCATAAGCGCCTTTTGTATCAGCAGGAATACAGAAAGCTCCAGCTGGATCAATAGGGCTCTCTGGATCAGCATTTGCTGTAATTTTAATATCAACAATTGCATTACTAATATCATGATACGTATGTAAATAATGACCTGTTTCTTCAATTTTATGAGGGTCAGTATTTAATACTTTAAAGAAATAGTTTGATTTGGCAGGATTATAAGAACATTGAATTTGATTTAAATCTCCTTTATAACCTGATAAAAATAAAGTAAAATCTAAGGTGCCTGTATCAATATCACCCACTGTATAACCACAACCAGGTGCATTAAATGGATCAGCTTCATTTCTTTGATCGTCTTGATAAGCTGTATTTCCCTTAAGAGGACCAGTAATATTAGCACTCCAAATAGACTTTAAAGAAGCTTTAACCCCATTAGGTGTCATTAAAATACCACGTACTAAAGGAACTACATTATTAGGACCAATCGTTGTAATACCAGGTGTTTCATTTAAATATCTAGCATTAGTAGTATCAGTCGCAAAGTGACCTAAAACATAAGTACGACCTGTAAAATCTTCAACAAAGGCATCATCATCTTCTTCGTCATGATTATATTCGGCATATTCATTGTCAACAACTACACCGTCAGTTCCTAATTTTTTAGAACCTACGATAAAACCAGGTTCAGAACCCACGCCCAATAAACGGACGAAAGCCCCTTGCCCTGGATTACCACTCATCCACTCACTAACTGCCAAAGGCCCGAACAAATTGGAGTTTGAATCAAGACCTTTATCGCTAAAAGAGCCGAAGATATCTTGAAATTCTTGAATGTCGGCAAAAACTGTTGGTACGAATGCAGGACCACGCTTGGCACGCCCCACTACACCAGCTGGTGTCCCAGTGAGCACTCGATTCACTGGTGTTGGCGCTGATAAATCAATTTCCCTTAAGGAAACTCTAGCTGAACCTTGTCCGGCCATAATAAAATTCTCCTGTTTAATTTATCTTTTAATATTTTAAATATTTAAAGACCGGAGATTTTTTTAAATTATCTCAATAAAATTAAGCAAATGTTACGCCGCTATTGGTCACAATAAAGTCCATCGCAATAAATTCCACCACACGAGTTGGTACCACAATGATTTTACCACTCAAAATATTTTGATCAGCTTCAACTGGGTCATCATTAATCACCACTCTAAAGTTTTCAATCCCACTATTTCTCTGAATATTAGATAATAATGCACCTACTTTAGCTGCAAAATCATTACGAACAGCCGCTGAATTAGGTTCGAATAGTAATCTTTGGGCATATCTTTCCACACCACGTTTAATCTCAATCATCAAACGTCTCACATTAACTCTGTTTAAAGAAGTATTTGCTACTTGCAAAGTCTTTTGACCAAAAATGACATATTGATTTGATGGGAAAGTAGCGATAGGATTAATACGTGCTTCATACAAATCATCTCTATCATCAGCCCTTAATCTCACATTCACACCCTTAATACGTGAATTTAAACCATATTCAAAACCAGCTGGGGCAAACCAAGGACGAATATTTCTACCATTTCCTTCACTACGAGCCAAAGCACCTAAAGCCACAATAGAAGAAGGACACTTTAAAGTACGTTTCACTACAGCACCGACCACTGGATCTGATGCGTCTTCCAACATTACATCTGGAAAATAGGTCGCAACATAGTTATTATCAAAATTACGAGAACTTAATTTCACAATAGTATTAGTCACATCAGGCTTCTTATTAGCATCTACTTTTTCATCATATAAACGAATTCCATCTTTACTATAATGAGGTAAATCCATCAAATAAATCGCCTTACCATATTCTTCAACTTTACGAGCAGCATAGTTACAAATCAAAGGTTCACGAATACCAGGTAATACTAGAATATGTGCAGTCGCAGTCGCAGTTTCTAACATTTGATCTAAGGCGGCTGTATAAGACGCTATAATATTATTAGCAAAACCTTCACCTTGCATAGGCGCTTCACCATCAGTAGTATCCAGGGCACTGGCATAGCCACCAATACAGGCTTTACCAGCAACACCACCATCTTCTGAAAAATCTTCAGTGCTAGAAGCTCTATCATTCATATTCATACTATCTTTATCAAAGATATTCAAACCATCAAACCCACCAAACATAGGCGCTGTAAATTTAGCTACCACTGAAAACTTATTAAACTTTTCTTTATTCTCTGACAAAATGGTTGCCAAAGTAATACGTTGAGTTTTATCATCTGCTGTTGTTGTTACGGCATCAGTATTAATAACATATGTAGAATTGTTGTAATTACCATTTCTAACATAGATAGCTTCTTTAAAAGTAGTTGCAACTGAAGATGAAAGATCTGCAACTGCAGTAGCAGTATATTCGGTTGATAAAGCAACGCGGGCTAGAGTAAATTTATTATTATTAAAATCATCAGCGTCGGTTGAATTTTCAGCATACACTACATCACTACCTGCAATACCCATAAATTTACAATAATTCTCTACAATTTTATTGATAATTTCGCCAGAAGTGCCACGGGTATTAGGTTTATCGATACTGTCAATATTAAAATTCATCACACCCCAATATTGACCTGTGCTCACTGCTTCTTGTGAACCAGCTTGACCTAAATAATCGTTTTGTGCATAATCTCTACCACCGCTAGTGATCTTAAAACGATAAGGCAAAGGTGGTAATATGGCATCATCTAAAGTACCATCTAATAAT